CTAAGAAGTTCTCTTTAGGTTCATTGAACCTCTACCAACTTCATGAAGATCTATTTCCAAAGCACTTGCAGCGTTGCGCAAATAGTCTGGTGAAAAGCGGGCGTAAACTTTCTCTGTAATGCTTGTACTAGAATGACCAAGATATTGGGCTATTTCACTCATACTAATTCCAGCCTCAGCCATCCATACAGCGGCGGTATGTCGGAATACATGAGGTGACACATCCTCCACACAGGCATTCTTAGCGGTAGTAGCTATACCCTTTTTTATGCTCAACACCCGCTTACAATTCCATTCAATAACATAATCGCTTAAAGCCGCTTGTTTTGCCTCATATAGTGCAGCAAATAGCGTATTATTTACTGGAACAACGGCACGACCTTTACGTCTGCCATTGTCATTTGGATTACACAAAACAATCCGACGCCTCTCAAAATCAACTCTATCCCATGTCAATTCTAATAAAGCAGATATACGCGCGGCTGTAGCAAGCATCAAATGGATTGCCAATTTGATATGCGGCATCGTGGCATTTTCAAGCAATTGTAATGCTTCTTCATGTGTCAAATAACGATCTTTAGGCGCTGGTGCCTTTGGTAGCTCTATAAATGGGGCTTTTTCAATTATGCCATGCTTTGAAGCCCAGTTTAAAACTATGCGCAAATGGTTAAGCTCAGTGTGGATTGTCCCATCTGATTTGCCCTGTTTGCGTCTTTTTTCAATATAAGCGCGGGAATCAGACAAAACCAGAGATGATGCATAACGTCCAGAAAAATGTTGCTCTAAAGCTTTCCACGACCATTGCATATTATTGGCAATAACGCGTCCTACTTTTTCTTTTCTATATGAAGAAAACAGTCCATCAATTAAATCATTATTTGTTCGCGTTAGCTCCGCATAGATTGCGGGAGCAATCTTTTCAGCTTCATGCCGGTCACTAGTGTTGAGACTGTATCGTTTGCGCTTTCCTCCATATTCGAAGGTAAGAGCCAGTTTTCCCCGTAATTTTGTAATTGTCCATTCTGGCATTGCTCAAACCTCTCGATAGCGTCCCATTTAATCCGCAGCAACTTACCACCAAGGCGGAACCCTGCCAATTTATTTTGCTTGTACAGATTGTATATGTGCTTTTCTGAGCATTGCCAGCGTTTTGCAAGCATTTTAGGAGTGTAAATATCTCCCATATCATTCACCTCTCACATATTGTGCGGCAATGCCTCCACGACGTGGTGGGAGCGTCTTTGTTAATCTCTTTGGTTCTTTAGGGCGTTTGGGCATGGGGGTCTTGCTTGTTAATGTTCCCGTTGCTTTATCCTTTGCCCTGTCTGCTTTTCTAATTGAAAGAACGTCTTTCTTAGTCTTTTCATTATGACAAACATGACAAAGAAATTGTCCATTAGCCATCGTTGGCTCTCCGCCATAAGCAGCAGGTAAAATGTGATCAACTTCACCCTCACCTTGTTTCAATACCGCCTTACACTTTTCACATTTACCATTTGCACGATCACGTATGGCGTTTTTAAGCTTTCTGCTAAATTCCTTACGAACCATTATAATTCACCTTTAAGAGCTAATGTCATAAGGTGCTTATTCTCAATTGCGCCAACCATGCGCCGCCTTTGTTTTTTATAAACTTTATCACGTTCTTTATTGGCTTCTATCTCTGCCTTAAATTCTTCAAGGCTGTTGAATGGGTGACTTTTTTCTTTTGAGCCAATAACTAAGAGTAAGAAAAATCGCTTCAAAAGTTTCATGCTGCTTTCTCCCACTTTAAATCATCGGGATTTGTTAAAATGTAACCGCGTCCAGTAAAGTCGCGATAAATGTTGTCTAAAAATTGCGTGTATTGCTTAACTGTCATTAAGCGAGTGACTGAAAAATCAAATGGCACTTTCATTAATCGTGACTTTGCTTCATATGGCATAGGCATGATAATTGCGTCATATTCAGCTTTGAAAGCTTCATTCTCATTGCGTAAAATCGGAACACCATATTCAAGCTTAAACATGGCTCTCACATCTTCACTTGGCTCACCTAATTGCGGTGCAAGGTCATTAACCCACTGTCTTTGCAAACGGTTTTGATGCGTTGACCTGTGCTTGCCATTAGTGATTGTAACAGTGACTGCTCCCTTTTGATTTTCAAGAAACCTGATAAGATTTTTACGGTCACTTTCGCTTCGGATAATACGCGTTGTCATAGTACCACCTTTGAAAAAACTTTACGGCCTTCTGTCTTACTCCAAACACCAAAATGAGGCTCACCACCATACTGTCTTTTCCCGCCATGAGGCATACTTGCATAATAAGGTGCGACCATAATTCTACCTTCACTTGAAACTAAGAAGTGAGGTTGGCTAGGAACAATTCTCCATACTTCGCCAGTTGAATTAACGTTCATCTTATTGTCTCCTAAAATGGAACATCTGAATCATCAAGATCACGGCTATATCCGTTGCTCTGCTCTGCATATTGGTTGCCAATAGTTGTGCTTGTTTGCTGTGATTGTGCCGAGCGTTCGTCATTGCCGACCTTGCTATCAAGCATTTGTAGTTCACCACGGTACTTTTGCAAAACCACTTCTGTCGTATAACGATCATTGCCATTTTGATCTTGCCATTTGCGTGTTTGCAATTGACCTTCAATATATATTTTGGCACCTTTTTTTACATATTGTTCAACAACTTTAACCAGAGTATCATTGAAGATGACAATATTATGCCATTCTGTGCGCTCCCGACGTTCACCCGTATTGCGATCTTTCCAACTTTCAGATGTCGCAATACGCAGACTTGCAACCTGATCTCCTGAATTCATACGGCGAATTTCAGGATCTGCACCCAAATTACCAATTAAGATCACTTTGTTTACACTACCAGCCATTATGCGGCCTCCATATATTGCGTCTTGAGCTTCGCGCAGGTCTCATTCATTTCATCTATAAATTTTGTGACTTCATTTGTTATTTCACTGATAAGATCATCATCGCGGTTGATACGTTTTATAAAAATAACCATTTCTTCTGGAAAACGTGGGTCATAAGAAACAAAATCACACCACTTTCGACCTGTACAAGCCATTTGCCATTGCATCTGTAAAAGATATTTTCTGTTGATTTTACTGTTTAATAAGGTGTCGAGATGCGTTGCAGAATTTGGGCATTTTATTTCTAAAAGACCATCATGTGCGATCAATCCATCTGGTGATGCACCTGCTTGTGTGATAACTGGGTGATTGATAAAAGCAATTTCATCAACTTCATTTCCAGAATAAAAAGAATAAGCATTGCGCGCCTGTTCCTCTGTATCTGTTCCCCATTGCATGGCTTGGCTTATGTAAGTTTGTTCAATGCTATGTGTGACATTTTGAAGAACCAATTCAGCCATGTAGTTTGCGCGGCTGGTTGAATAACCGCTTTTTATTTTTGCTATAACATCATGAATTCTAGAAGCCGTTACTTTACCACGTCTCAATTGAAACCATTCAGGCGATCTTTGGATGATTTCAACCATGGGCTTGAGCCTTTTGAGTGATGCTCTTATTGATGGCTTTTAAAGCCTGCTCAAATTTATTTGCTGGTATATTAGCAACTGCATCAACGCCTAAATAAGCACAGAACTTGGCTTTATCGATCTCATTACGGTCAAGCGCTTCATTTAGTTTTGTAAACTGATCTTGATTGATACGATTATTATCATGAACTGATTGTGCATCATCATCTTCCGATGCCGCCAATCCAAGTGCCGCTTTAAGCGTATAACGTTCCAGATACGTAACCGTTGAACCAATGGCTTGAATACTGTTTTTATTGCCAGTATTATCATTATGAGCGGATAAACTATTTTCTTCACTATAGCCGCTTTCGTGCGATACAATACACGTTACCTTAACAACAGCACCTTCTTGAGCCGTTTTAAAACGATAGGATAAACCGTATTTTTTTAAAATCGGTTTTATCGTCTTGGCAATTTCAGCCAAATCCTCATGCATATATTGCGTTGAATTGTTTCCATTTTTATTTGTAAAGCCAATTTTTTTATTTTTTTTGATCGACGGTATTTCACCCATGGCTTTAGCCATTGCTATGTCGAATTGTCTGCGCGCTTGCATACTGTCATAACGTTCTTGTGCGTCCATAAGCTTTGTAATAATTTCGACACTGGCATTATTGGCAACAGCATTTGCCACAATTTCCATTAAACCAGATTGGTGTGTTTTTTCTTCTGACACTTGCAAAGCTTGTGACATCGCTTTTATCCTAATTTTGTTTGTTCATCGATGAGAAAGCACAAATACTCTTTGGCTTGTTCTGGCGTATCAAATGTTGAAAGACAGTAACCAATTGTGTCGTTACATTTTTCTCTTAACCAACCTGTCTTACGCACCCGTGTGAGACTATTAAGATCGTTGATCGCTTGATTTAAATGATAAGAATTGTTCATCATAAAACTCTCCAAAAGAGCCGCATTTAAGCAACTCTCTTAAAATAACCATCTGGGTCATTAGAGCCGCGACCTTCGTAAACAAAAGAACCGTCTTCATTTATCGCTTCATTTTGAAAAGCATCTGATTGTTCTAAATATTCTTTGGCTCTTAAAAACACGGTAAGATCAAAAGGCGTGTCGCTATTTGCAGAATAGCAAATCTCAAAACCTTCAAAATCATCTGCATAAATGCAATCAATTTCAGCAAATGGCTCGCCATTATCTAATCCTACGCTAAATTCAACTTTTCCGTCCAATTCAGAGATTTGACGACCATTATCGTTAAAAAGTGGAATACTATAATAAATATATGCCATTTGCTTTACTCCATTATCCTCTGCCAGATCAGCCTGCGCGTCTTCGTGGCGTTGATGATGATGTAAATTTAGTTGTATATTTCCAACTTGTCAACAATAATGTTGGAAATATACAACTAATAAATCCAACTTTTTTATAAATTATTATATTAAGCTTGTTGATAAACACGAATCACACGCTGGTTTACCGCGCGTTTTAAAAGGGATTCACAATTGGAATATTGAGATAATGACTAAACGACAGTAAAACAGCAAGAAAGCCTATATATTTTATGGCTTGCAAGGTAGCGATCTTATTATAAAGGCAATAAAAAACCCCGTATGAAACGGAACTAATATTAAGCAAATAATTAAATGTTCTTGTCTCATGCGGGTAACCCAAAAGTTTATAAAATATATGGCGTTAAAGACATCATAAGGGATTAAAAATACTTGGTCGGTATTTGAGTGAAGGATCAGACAATAAAAAACTGTGCCGAAGGGAGGACTTATATATTTAACTTCCTATTACTTAATATCAAACGTTTGCTGATAAACTTCATTTACAGGCAAACCAATAGCATTAATATCAAACTTCAATGAGGGTTCAATCTTGCTACTTGCACTATGTATTCTAAAGTTAACGCTATATCCGTGATTAAACACAACTGTTTTTGAATACTGACCGCCATTTTTGTTATTGATTGCATTGATGCTGTCTGGATATTTTGTTCTTTTTGTCGCTAATGTTTTGTTGAAGTTGAAGCCTTGTATTATTACTCGCTTTTGCCCTTCACAAATCACCTTATAAAAATCATGCTTACCAACTAAATAGGCTATGATCGATTTACAAACTTCTGCTTCTTTTGCTTTGCTTTGCTTACATAGCTTGTCAATTTCCTCCGCCCATGCATCTAAGATGGGCCAGTAATATTCATTTGCTTTGTCAACAACGTCTGACCATAGCATGGTTTTATTCGAGATTCTTCTTAGTGTTGCTAATTTATCGAATAGCGGTTTTACTCTATTCCAATAATCAACACTGCATCCATTATCATCTAAACCCCAAACCTTTATAAAATTACATTTACCTGAAAGCCTCGAATGTTTCAGCGCTTGATGATTGTGTTTACATGAAACTCCTAATACTTTACTGCCTACATATAACAATACATCTCTTACATCACCATGTTTGCCTGCGCTATCTGTATTGAACACTATTCTCTTGTCATTACTTGAGGAGATAAGCATGTTTTCTTTTTCAAGAATATGCGTTACGGCAATATCAGCAGCCTTGTTGAATGATTTTTTGGTTTTTTCATTCATTTTTCCGTAAGAAACTTCAGCAATTTTAGAAAAATGACTTTGAGAGAGTAAAGCTCCCGTTTGACTTTGCATTGAGCAACCTACAGCCCATTCAAAGGCTCTCCCAAATTCAGTCTGTGTTGGCTGTTTCGATGTTGTCATTTCTGCTTAAATCTTTTTTAATGGTTTTAGCTATCCAATAAGCCAATTTAATAGGTACAGCATTTCCTATCATTTTGTAAGCATTGCGCATATTTGTGTATACGAATTCATAATCATCTGGGAATGTTTGTATTCTTGCGCACTCACGAATAGTTAATCGCCTGTATTTATTTTCAAAGCCTTTAGCGAACTCGTACAAGTCTTGCCCTTCAACCTTCACCATTTTAGGGGCTTGCGGATGGAATGGAATGTGTCTCTCAGTTGCTAAAATAGTGTAAGACTGTTCTTCCCAAGATCGAACACGATTGCGTGACATGAATATTGGCGAATAACCACTATCCAGCAACTCGTGGTTTTTAACCTTTTTGGTAGCTCCAATTTTTAAGTTAGCCAAGTCGCCAATAGCATCACGCAATGTTGGTTTATTTCTAAGTATCTCTGGGAATTTAAAAGTTTTATTCAATGCATGATGGTAGCCTACGATAAATACACGATTCCTATCTTGAGGCACGCCATAATCGCTGGCTTTTAATAACTTCCAGCTAACGGCATAGCCCTCATTTTCAAATAATTTTATTATTCGTTTAAATGATTCAGTATTACGCGAATGAATGAAACCGTGGACATTTTCTGCAACAAAAAAAATAGGCTTAGTGCGTTTAATTACGCGCAAATATTCAAAAATTAATTTACCTCTTGGGTCATCAATGCCGCGTCTTGCACCTGCTTCTGACCATGATTGACAAGGCGGACCGCCAATAACACCTGTAATATTTTCTGGTAAATCTGTATCTGGGATGTCACAAATAGAACGACTGTCAAACTTAGCTTTTGGGAAGTATTTTTGATATGAAGGCGATATTGTTTTATCATATTCATTCGCCCAAACAGTTTTAAATCCAGCCTTTTCAAACCCAATATCCATACCACCAGCACCAGCAAATAATGAGACTAGTGACAACCGTTTTTTAATATTTTTTTTTATAGGATTAACCGTTGCTTTTTTTTTACCTAATGCGTCTGCCGCATCTTCCATTGTTGATTTTAATGCATTCGTTATGGCAGTACTTGGTTTTAGCAAATGAGCGGATCTTAACTCATGAGATGAATCAAAGCTACTTCTTTCTGCTATTTTATTAATTTTACAAGTCATCATCTGATACTGTGCTATTTTTCACTTCATTTGTGGCGTAAAAAATTAACTAGGTCAATATAATTTTATTCAGTAATGATTATTAATCTCACATATCAATAACAGAACGCTTTACACGACCTATATTGCATCACCAGACATAACTATATAATGCACCGACACAACACGCTCATGTGGAAATATTAGCTCCTTTTGTGGGTTAAATTGTTCAAGTACCAGTTCATTAGCGTTATGTTTGCAAAATCTTTTTACAAAAGCGTGTGGAGGTGAGTTTTCATCAATCATCACTTGCGCAACAACAAAATCGCCTTTTTTTGTTCTTCTTGTAGGGTCAACATAAACGACTTCACCATCAAAATACCGTGGTGACATTGAATCGCCACTTACAACCACACCATATGAACCTGCAACGGCTTGCAACTGTGGAGGGCAAAGAATATCATAAAGTCTATTGCCATTTAAAACAAACTCCCCATCAATGCCACCAACGGCTTGTCCATATACTGGTATTTTCTTTGTTTGATCAAAATCTACAGAACCTATAATTCTTGCGTTTGACTGCGGTAATTTATTTAAACCGCCCACCAACAAATCAGAAACGTTTAATTCAAGAGCCTTAGCTAAGAGTGGCAACTTATCTTGTCGAAATGTTTTTTTTCTATCCTCAAGATAATCACGTATATAACCACGCTCTAAGCCAACTTTTATGGCCGCTTCTATTGGGCTTATCTCAAGCTCATTTAATCTAGTTTTTATTATATTTTTTAAGTTGTCCATGTTTTTATAATAAAATAATTTCAAATAATTCCAAAGTTGTAAATATCCTATTGAAAAGTTGTACGTTTCCAACTATTGTATCCAATTATGGAAACACAACTTGCACATAACCTTTTAAATCTTGGTATCAAGTTTTCTAAAATTCAGAAAATTGAATTGTCTACGATTGGCAAAAATTGCGCATCTGATGGGCGTTTTTTCGTTCGCATCAAAGCTGGAAAAACTTTTACAGCTCGTAAATATGACGATGTTGTTTATTGGTTTTCTGAAAATTGGCCAAAGACTGAACCTTGGCCAACTGAAATTCTCCGACCTTCCAAAAGAGAGGATGCGGCATGAAGCGGTATGCAATTTTAACATTGGCGTCTTTCGGGTTTTCTTTTCTATTCACAACTCTGTTGGTTACAGTCGGTGATAAAGAAAACGCAGCCCATGTTATGACTGGCAGTTTTTTTTGTATCCCAAGTACCATTGCCATCATGTATTTTATGGAGGAATTTTAATGCCTCCCATTACCCTTCGGCAATGTCTGCCAAATGTTAAAGCAGCTGTCCATTTTTTAAAGCGGCGGTTGAGCAATAGTAATCTCTGCAATTTTGATCTTTCTAAAAAAGGAAGATTGACATGAGTATTTCTATCACACGGGGCGTGTTACAGCGCGATCTTAATACTTCAAAGTTTCGCCCGTGTTTACGGCAATGGCTGGCTTTGAATAAATGTAGCTTTATTAAATTACAGGTAGGCTGCGACTTAAATACTATAAACACAGCCATTGCCAATTTATTTAAATTTCCACGCGGATTTTCTCTCACTTTGACGCGTGGAAGGGGGGCTGATTGTGGCTTCGTCACCATTTTTCAGCCCCTTTCGTTTTTCTCGGACATTATTCAACACCCTAAACAAAATACGTCCGAGCGGTTCAAACTCTTCAACTTTAATGTGTCGTTTATCAAACTCCTTTCTTGTCATGTGTGTAACAGTATCAAGGAGTTTTTGACGTGGGCGACAAAATTCATGACGTGGGCGACAAAATGAGTAAAGCGTATGTTTCCTATGCCAGTGAAATGGCAACAATCATTATTAAGAGCGAATTTAAAGGTGCTGGCGACACAATAGAAGCCGCAGCATATCGCGCTGAACGCAAATATAAAGCACCTGCCAGCATTTTAATGCGGTTGCGCCATAGGGCATCTGAAATGAAAGATATGAAGGTTTCAAGCTGGTTTGCAGTTTTTGAAGCCTATCAACGCGCCTGTGTAAAGGCAGAACGAAAATACGAAGCTATGAGGGCAGAAAATGAAACTAATCCGCTTTTGGTTAGCGTATCTGATTTTGTGGCTGGGCGGGAAGCTGAAAAGGAAAAAATAAAATGAGTTTTCAAGCTATGGCATGGGCAATAAAACAAAAGGTTGGTAATGCTACAGGCAAAGCCATTCTCTTGATGCTTGCCAATTATGCAGATGAAAAGGGTGGTTGCTTTCCAAGTCAAACGACGTTGGCCGATGAATGCGAATGTTCAATTCGCGCGATAAGCAATTGGCTGTCTAAGTTTGAAAGTATGGGAATTATTATTCGTGAAATAAGACACGGGCAACGTGGCTATAGAACATCAGATTTTATTCAACTTGATATAAATAACCTACATGCACCTCGTTCACGTGAAAATGGTTCACGTGAATATCGTTCCGAGCCTACATGCACCTCGTTCCAGTCCAACATGCACGAGGTGCAGAGCAATAACCTATCAGATAACCTATCAGATAACCAGTCAGTGAATAACGTGCGCGCGAAAACTGAACTTTCTCAAAAGCAAATTTTTGAAAAAGAGTTTTCAGAAAAATTTTGGACAACATATCCAAACAAGACAGGAAAACCAAAAGCCTTGGCATCTTTCGCCAAAGCTAGAAAAAAAGCTTCACTCGAAGAAATTATGCAGGGGTTACATAGGTATATCGAGGCCAAGCCAATTGGTCGCCAATGGCTAAACCCTACAACATTTCTTAATCAAGAACGCTGGACTGATGAACCAGCTATTGTATCGGAGAAAATTCATGCAAGCACTTACGCAGACAACCGATCAGCAGGTCAAAAAGTCGCCGATGAAATGCGAAAACTCGCGTCTCGCTACAACTCTCGACAAGCTCAACACGCTTTTGACAGGGGAATATCCGACAAGGTTCAAGAAAGGTATGAAACCGACCCCTTCACAGATCGAGATGATCAAAAAAACGCTCAAAGAGGCTCAACAATTACTCTTATTGCCAGCAACGGTTGATGAAATTGCAGAACAATTTTCACTGCTTTCTGGAGCCATGAGATTACCAAAAGACATGGATAGTAACAGCACAGCAAAAGCTTACATGATCGCACTTGAAGGGTATTCAAGCTTTGCCGTTCGTAAGTCGGTTGTCGACATAATCAAGGGCAAAGCAAAGGGATTTAATCGAACATTTATGCCATCTGCACCTGAATTATCACTGTATTGTGAAAGCCTTGAGCAGAGTGAGCATCTTAAAATCAAAACGGTTGAGCGGATTATAAATGCTCCTGAAGAAGAGGCTTTGATTGAAATTATTTCAGATGAAAAACATCAACAACTTTTAAAAGCATTTAAGAGCATTGGAGAAGCAGCATGACTATAGACGGCTTAACAATGGAAACATCAGTCGCTCAATTACGTTCTTTCATTGAACGTATTGAACGTTTGGAAGAAGAAAAGAAAACGATTTCTGATGATATAAAAGACGTCTATGCTGAAATGAAAGGCACAGGTTTTGATGATAAAGCCATTAGAACAATTATTCGTTTAAGAAAAAAAGATGCTCATAAGCTTCAAGAGGAAGAAGCCATAATCCAACTTTACAAAGATGTTTTGGGTATGGAGTGAATGAGATGATGAACCCATTTAATCGTAAAAAGCAAAAACGTATTAAAACCGCTAATTTGGTACATGGATATGAACCTTGCGGAGATACGCATGTTTATGAAAAAATATGGCATCTCATTGAATTTGAAGATGGGACACGTGATACTGATGTTGATCTTTGTGGCATTCACACAATGATGGACTCGATTGATTTTTCTATACCCTCTCGCGTGAAAATCTGGAAACGTGGACAACCCATTGCAAAAAGTCTTTTGATGAACCTGCATAAGCTTGATTGTGAATTAGAAAAGGTCATCAAAACATGAAAAGTTTATGTCTCAATTTCATGCTTCGCTGCATTGGCCAAAAAAGCAGACCGAGAAAGCCCACGTGTTTTTGCGGCGTTATCTATTGCATTGAGAAGTCCTCGCTCAAAAGTAACATTTGCACGAACAACCTCTGTGTCATTAACGATCAAGGGAACGCTAATAAGAAAAGCACCTTCTGCCAAAGATTGTTTAATCTCTGTACGAGATACCAAAGTATCATAGCTTGTTGGTTGAGGATATTTATCGACATCTTCAAAATAAAGTTGGAGAGCTTCTATCGCTTTTGCGACAATATCTTTTTCTTCATCAGCAGCAGAAAAAACGCATGGAAAATCTGGAAATTCAATACCAAATGCAGAACCTTCATCTTTTCTTACAATTGCATAATAACGAAACATATGACATTCTTTCTATTAAAAACAAATAAGCTTGCTGATTATATCCAACCAGCTTGTTTTGCTATGGCTTTTGCCGTTCCAAGAGGCAAATCCTTTTTAGGATGGGGAACAATAACGACGCGTCCATCCTTGCGAAATTTGTTATGGCTTCCACGAACGCTTATCAATTCAAAACCATCTGCCTTTAATTTTTTAATGATTTTTGTACTATTACGTTCCATATCAAAACCTTTTTCATGTGTATATATATACACAAATAAAACAAAATTGTCAATTTCTTTTGTGCATAATAGTGCGAATTTTGGCAAAAGGTGCAAAGGTCATTCAAAATGAGAAGAGCTGCCAAACGCGACCTATCAGAAAAAGGCATCGTCTCTCTTTTAAGACAGTTTCATATGTCTGTTTATAGATTAGACCAGCCTGTTGATCTTCTTGTTGGGTATAGAGGTCAAACCTATCTGATTGAATGTAAAAGCGGTCATAAAGGCTATGCAAAAGCTCTCAATGACAATCAAGCACGTTTTGCAGATGAATGGCGTGGAAATCCAGTCGTAACTCTTCACGACACAATAGATGCTTATGATTGGGCTAAATCAATTATGGGATATCACGATGTTTGATTATGATAGAGCTACCAAAGAACAACTGGTTGATCGTATTTTTCAACTAGAGGTAATTTTAGAAGAAAACAACCGAGAAAGACGAGAGATTAATTTAATCAATCATTTCAATATCACAAAACAGCAAGCCATTATTTTATGTGCTTTGTTAAAACGGGAAATTGTAAGAAGTGAATATATTTTAGCACTTTTAGACCATGAGTTTAACCCAACGAACAATCTTGTGTCTGTTCAAATTAATAATATTAAAAAAAGAACGGGTTTAAAAATAAATAATATCTATGGGATTGGTTATTCACTTAATGCAGAAGACACACAAAGAGTTAAAGCGATAGCAATGTCCAGTGATTGAAGTTTGAAAAAAGGGGCATGGAAAGAAGATTAAGAAAGGCTTGATACTATGGTTGAAGTGATCAAAAAGAAAGCGCGTTCAAAGGCTGAAAAGCTCAGATTAAAGCGTAATAAAGGTAGACCTGCAATGGCTGATGCTGATCGAGAAAAAAACGGTCGTTTAAGTCGCCGAAAAGCTTCGATTAATCGTCGTAAACTTGAGACAGAAAAGGAAATAAAATCAGTTGTAATAGCTGCACGTGAACGAATGGGTATTCCAATGTCCTATTTGAATACAGCAGAATCTGGAAATGCGCTTGGTCGTATTATGATTATGTTTCCTGACATTATAAAAAGATACCACTATCTTGCAGGATTGCGTTTTGGTGAAGCGTTTGCAAGGTATTACTATCTTGTGGGCATACCTTTTCCATCGGCTCGATCAGCTGATCTATTAAATGTTCATGGACGAAATGATTATGAAAACATTGATGCAGTGAGAAAAGCGACAGATCATGTAATGATATTAGAACAGATCATTGGCATGGTAGATATTAGCGGTTTGCCTATTAAAAAGGTAATGAAACAAGTCTGCATTGAGGATGTAGATCAGAACATGAATTATTCTCATATGGTTCAATTTTTACGTAAAGGACTTGATGCACTCGTTGATTACTATCAAATAGATAGAAATTAAATGGCAATTATTGTCAGATTTGACATGCCATTTATTTTTTGTCATGATCAATAAAATTCGCGAATAGGTGTAGGCAGGGTTTACGCTCTGCTTTTTATTTTTCACCCCATGGTTTTAAATTATGAGCGATTGCAGTGCACGAAAGGGCAACGGTGAGAGGAATAATAACTTCACGCCCATCTTCACGGCGGACACCTTTATCATAGTTTTCAATAGTTGCTTTGGATAAGCCAAGAACATCAGCAGCTTTTGCTTGTGTGAAGCCCATTTGTTTACGCCAATGCTTGAAATCTTCTGGTTTCATGTTATGTTCCTATTAATTTGTGAGTATATGTTTTGCCAAAGCTTCCAATACTCAAACATCAGTTATCTGTTATAAAGCCATTAATTGGTTCATACCCTAATGATAAAAAAGAATGGCTTAAGCTACGTGACAAAACAGTCACATGGCGTAAATGGTATTATTCTAGAAGATGGCGTAAACTAAGATGGCAGGTGTTAAAGGACAGTATGTTTACATGTGCCATATGCGCAAAGCTAGAACATAATACAAGCCAGCTCGTCTGTGACCATATAAAGCCGCATAGAGGCAATGAAGCAATGTTTTGGGATATAACCAACATGCAATGCTTATGCAAACATTGTCACGATAGCGTTAAGCAACAAATAGAAAAAAGAATGCAATGACGATAAGGGCAACTGTAAAATGGTTATAGTCTATTCAAAACCCAATTATGTTCAGTGCACAGCCACTAAAAATATGCTCGATAAAGCAAAGATTATCTATCAAGTCATAGACATCACAAAGAATGAGCAAGCCTATTCATTCGTTCAAAGCCTTGGCTATAAGCAAGTGCCTGTCGTCACAATAGGCGATATACATTGGTCTGGTTTCCAGCCTGATATGCTTAAAAAGCACATTACAGACCAAAAATAAATTCAATCAACAAGTCAATGGCAATGGGAGGGGGGATATCAAAAATAGCCAGTTGGTATGTGCAAAAAATGCACTAACGACTTTACTTTATGCAAAAATTTATAATAAAGATTGTCTTAGATATAAATTAAATATAAATTAAATTAATGAATTATGCACTAGACATATTTAACGCTTATAAAGCAATCTCCCCTCGCATAGAAATGGGGGCGTATGAGGCTATGTGGCTTGAAAAAGGTGCAAGTTTTAAATCAATAGCACAAAAATTTTTAAATGATAAGAAGGCAATGCCTTCTGATCTTGTATCAGAAAGTGAAGCGGAAAAATGTGCAAAAGAAGTTATTCAGCGATTTTATGATGCTGGTATTAATAAATTTGGCATTCGTATCAATAAAGCTGGTGATTACCCTACAAAACTAAGAGATGCAGTTCATCCGATTGAATTACTTTATTATCAAGGAGATTGGGAACTAACAGAAGCTAAATCGTTTGCAATTGTTGGTAGTCGTGACGCTTCTGAATTGGGACAAAGACGAGCTGCTCATATCGCAAAAGAACTTGTACAAGAGAATTATATAGTTGTTTCAGGTTTGGCAAAAGGAATAGATACAGCAGCTCACAAATCAGCAATTAATAATGGAGGGCATACGATTGCTGTTATCGGAACTCCGTTAAATAGCAATTATCCTAAAGAGAATAGTGATCTACAAAAAAATATTGCTAATAATCACCTATTAATTTCTCAAGTACCTGTTTTGCGTTACTCTAAACAAGGGCCACAACAAAATCGTTTATTTTTCCCTGAGCGCAATGCAACAATGAGTGCACTAACAATTGGGACAATTATTGTTGAAGCTGGTCAAACATCTGGATCACTAACTCAAGCTAGAGCTGCTCTAAAACAAGGAAGAAAATTATTTATTTTAAATTCTTGTTTTGAACGAACTGATATAACTTGGCCAAGATATTACGAAGAAAGAGGCGCTATAAGAGTTCATACCATGGATGATATTTGGGGGAATATTGACTAACTTATTAAGGCTTACCCGAATAGATGACTTAACACGTGGAGATCATTATTTTTTAGATGCAAATGATGATTGTTATTTTATTTGGGAATATAAAAGAGGGGCTGGGTTTCGTGGTAAAGCTAATAGCCTAATTTATAATTTAAAAAAGAAGCCATCACAAACAAAAAATCAAGCAATTCTTAATCATAAACTTAATGCAATTACAGAATGTTCAAAAACTTTATCTGAAATATTAAATCCTGATTTTATAGCTATAGCAACATTTGTTCCTATACCATGCTCTAAGCATACAAGTGATCCTGAATACGACCATAGGATGGAACAAATTTGTCGCAGTATTAATGGGGCTAACGACGTTAGATGTCTAGTCTCACAAAATAAAACAACTAAAGCTTCACATAATTCTGAACAAGGAAATAGAATAAGCATTGAAGAACTAATGGAAGTTTATGAAATCGATCAGAGTTTAATTTCTCCCACTCCTACTACTATAGTTATAGTCGATGATGTTCTTACTACTGGAACTCACTTTAAAGCTATGAAAAAAATACTTTCACAACAATTTCCTCAAGCAAGAATATTAGGTTTTTTTATTACGCGTCGAGTCATATAGGAACAAGACGGTTATAATGTTAATGTGCTTTTAAATTCATTAACTTAACATCATTTATTCCGCCGCCATTCCCAAGGTATAGTAAACTGACCTTGCCAAATGCCAACTTTAAAACGAGATGCTTGTTTTTATGATATATTTTCTTTAACCTTATCTAGAAAATCGCAAAAAAGAGACATAAACCGTTCTTGATCTTTATTATTTGCGGCTTCTATTAGCGGCTCACAAAGTTCGGCATAGTTTTTACTATTATTATGTAATTCAAGTTTCACATCATGGCCATACAAGTCATCAAACGTATTGCTATGCAATCTCTTTATTTTAGTACATATGCGATCTAAATTAATATTTTCATTCAGAAAGTTTTGTTCTACCATATTCAAATAAATATCCCCAGACATTAGCCTTAAGCGTCGGTCCATAACGCGTTCATATTGTGGGTATGGTATTAAGTTTTGTTGAATGGCCGAGCAAGCAAGTGCAATAGACTTTGGAATTGAAACTTCACGACCATCTTCATATCGTGTACCGCGCTCATAATTGCCAAGTGTCTGTATGGATATATCAAGAGCCTCAGCTGCTTGTTTTTGTGTAAAGCCCATTTCTTTACGCCAACGCTTGAAATCTTCTGGTTTCATGTTATGTTCCTATTAATTTGTGAGTATATGTTTTGCCAAAGCTTCCAATACTCAAACATCAATTATCTGTTATAAAGCCGTTAATAGGTTCGTACCCTAATGATAAAAAGGAATGGCTTAAGCTACGTGACAAAACAATCACATGGCGCAAATGGTATTACTCAAGAAGATGGCGTAAACTAAGATGGCAAATATTAAAAGAGGCACATTTCACATGTGCTATTTGTCAATCAATAGAGCATGATACAAGTAAACTGGTTTGTGATCATATAAAACCTCACAAAGGGAATGAAAAACTCTTTTACGATTTGTCTAACCTTCAATGCTTATGCAAACACTGTCATGATAGTATTAAACAACGTGAAGAGAAGCGATGGCTTAAAGGCACTATATTCTATCCAGAATATTTACAGCCTTCTTTGATACCTTTGACAATAATGTGCGGTGCGCCTGCCTCTGGGAAAAGTAAATATATAGCCATGAACAAAGGAGCCAAGGATATTGTTATTGATCTTGATGAAATCGTCGCATCGATATCGGGGGTACCGTCACACGATTGGAGCCGTAAAAAGTATGCTGAAAAAGCGTTTTCAAAGCGCAACCAGATGCTTTCAAGCTTATCAATGGATAAAGTACATAGGAACTATGATCACGCATGGTTTATTGTTTCAGAGCCAGAAGCATTTAGACGTTCTTGGTGGGAAATGAAGCTAAACCCAGAAATGATTATTGTTCTTGAAACGAGTGAACAGCAATGTCTTAAAAACGCTGATCTTGATAGTGATAGAAACAGGCAAGAAACAGCCCTTGCAATTAATAAGTGGTGGAATAATTACACGCCGAGAAATGGCGATGTGATTTTTAGACAGACTTAATTCAATTGAAAACAGCAACTGGATAAAGTCAATTGATGTTGATGGATATCTATACGATAGATGCGAAAGCTTCAAGGTAGTGCAATAGACTATAAGCACTTCACCAGCCTATCATCTCATCAAATATCTTGAGGAAACACCCAAGTGATAGACATCAAATTAATCGAGCCGCTCAATAACGTTCTGTGATGATTTAAGGGGTAATATAAACGGGGGGGCGGTCGAAAGTTTAAAATCTTTTGTTTGCGTCAACCGGCATGGGGGTCATTTGCATTTTTTTTAACAACGTATGATTATAAAATCAAAAAAATCTTTGAATTTTTATTTCACAAAACAAATAGTTAATGGGATTTAATCAAATGGCACGTGGTGGTTATCGTATAGGGGCTGGAAGACCTAAAGGACAGGCTTCCGTCAAAATAGATAAAAAGGACATAAAAACAATAAAGAAAAGTGCCAAATTATCCAAAAAGTCACCTCTTGAATATATGTTGGACGTTATGAATGATGAGAGTGTTGAAGAGAATAGACGCGATAAAATGGCTATTGCGGCAGCACCTTATGTGCATGAAAGAGCTATAGATAAAAAACTTGGCAAAAAAGAACAAAAAAAAGAAAACGCAAAAACCGCCGTTAATATTTTTACACAACGCCGCACAAGACCAAAGCTTGCAATTAATAATAGCTGATGACTTGGGATACATCACTTCCTGATTGGGAAGATAAAATTATAAAGGGAGACAGCATAATCCCTGTTAAACCTATTTTTAAAGATCAAGCAGAACATGCACTGTCAATCTTTAAAAATTTAAAAATGGTTGACGTTCTTGGTAAGCCGACATTTGGTGAAGCATGTGCAGATTGGGTATTTGATTTTGTTGGTGCGATTTTCGGTGCTTATGATGAAAATCAAGGACGACAGCTGATTGAAGAATTTTTTCTTTTGATTAGCAAAAAGAACGGTAAATCGACAATAGCCGCAGGCATTATGATGACGGCATTGTTGCTTAATGATCGGGATTCCGCTGAACTTTTATTACTGGCACCAACAAAAGAGGTTGCTGACAACGCTTATAAACCAGCCAGTGACATGATTAAGAATGATCCGAATTTGGAACTCATTCTTGAAGCAAAAGATCATTTAAAAGAAATACGCCATATTGAAACAGGAGCTGTTCTTAAAGTTGTTGCAGCAGATAGCAAAACAGTATCAGGCAAAAAAGCATCTTTTGTATTGGTTGATGAACTTTGGCTTTTTGGCAATATGGCAAATGCCGATACAATGCTTCAAGAAGCAACAGGAGGTCTCGTTTCACGTCCAGAGGGTTTTGTTATTTATCTATCGACACAGTCGGATAAACCACCTGCTGGAGTATTTAAAACCAAGCTTGATTATTATCGCGATTTGCGTGATAGTAAAATCGTCAATAAAACAAGAATGGGGGTTCTATACGAGTTTCCTAAAAAATATATTGATCATAATTTATATTTGGAACCTGATAATTTTTATATAACAAATCCTAACATCGGACGTTCTGTTCAAAAAGAATGGATTTCAAATAAACTAAGTGAAATAACCGATGAAGATAGCCGCATCACATTTTATGCAAAACACTTGAATATTGAAATTGGCCAAAACCTTCGATCAAATCGTTGGTCTGGTGCAGAATTTTGGATAAGACAAACGGATGAAACGCTTAATTATGAAAGTTTATTAGAGCGTTCAGAGGTTGTTGTTGTTGGTATTGATGGCGGCGGTCTTGATGATTTATTTGGCTTATCGCTTTTGGGTAGAGATAAAACCAATAAACATTGGCTTTCTTGGTCGCATGCTTGGGCGCATGAAAGTGTTTTAGAGCGTAGAAAATCCATCGCAAGTTTATTAAAAGATTTTAAGAATGATGGTGATTTAACCATTGTGAATGATAGTCTTGCGGATATTTCATCGATTATTGAAATCATTTCAGATGTCAAAAATCGAGGTTTGTTAGCGTCTGTCTCTGTTGATCCTGCTGGTATTGGTGAATTGATAGAAGCTTTAGCTGAAATTGATGTCACACCAGAGAATAATCAGGTTATTGGCGCACCTCAAGGATATATGATGATGAATGCAATCAAAACCGCAGAGCGCAAAGTCGCGAGTGGAACATTTTGGCATGCCAAAAGTGCATTAATGAATTGGTGTGTAAGCAATATAAAAATTGAACCAACAGCGACAGCCATAAGAGCAACAAAACAAACGGCTGGTGATGCGAAGATTGATCCAGTCATGGCGATGTTTGATGCAGTCACCGTAATGAGCCGCAATCCAGAAGCTAAAAATAGCGGTACAATTGAACAATATTTTGCAAGCCTTGGGGGCAAAGCGTGAATATCTTTAAAAAAATGCGCGATGCCTTTTTTACAAGTCCTCGCCGCCAAGTTATTGACGATAGTGCGCTATCATATGCAGGTATAACAAGTCATTCAGGTGAAGTTGTCAATGAAAACTCATTGTTGGGCTTATCGACGGCATGGCGTTGCATATCTTTGCTTTCTGGGACGGTGGCTTCATTGCCGATTAATATATACAAAGAAGACAGCGAAGGCGTACCAAGATTATTTAAAGAGCATCCTTTATATTTTATTCTTAAACGTGAACCCAATTATGATCAAACAGCTTTTGATTTTTGGCATTTTCTTGAATCTTCAATAGAAATGCGCGGCAATGCCTATGCAAGAATAACGAGAAATGGTGCAAAACATATTTCTTCATTAATTCCAATTCATCCTTCTTTTATCAGTGTCACGCGACAGCCTGATGGTGCTTTAAAATATCGTTGGAGTGAGAACGGAATTTATTATGAAGGCGGCAGTGAAAATATTTTTCATATTCGCGGCTTTGGAGGTGATCCTCTTGGTGGTTTATCTCCTTTATCTGTTGGAAGAAATGTTTTTGGAAACGCATTAGCGGCTGATAATTCATCAAGCGATATGTTTAAAAACGGTCTTAAACCAACGGGCGTTTTAACGTTTTCAGAATGGCTTAATGAAGAACAAAGAAAAATCGCAGAAGAAAATCTTTCTAAAAAAATAGGCATTGGGAATGGTGGTATGCCACTGATTTTAGAAGGTGGAACGTCATGGCAACAAATCACTCTTTCGCCAGAAGATGCCCAAATGTTGCAAAGCCGATCGTTTTCGGTAGAGGAAATTTGCCGCATTTTTGGTGTGCCGCCGCACATGGTTGGACATACAGAAAACTCCACAAGCTGGGGAACAGGATTAGAGCAGCAAACTCTTGCATTTTTGCAATTTACTTTACGCGAGAGGCTTAAACGCATTGAGCAAGCCATAAATAAGCAGCTTTTGACACGCTTAGAGCGCCAGAATGGAGTTTATGTTTCTTTTAATCTTGAAAGTCTTCTTCGTGCAGATAGTCAAGGACGGGCGCATTTTTATCAGGTGATGACGCTGATAGGTGCAATGACGATAAACGAGGTCAGGCGTCTTGAAAATATGCCACCTGTCGATGGTGGTGATACGCCAAGAATACAAATGCAAAATGTTCCGATTGATCAGGTCGATAATGAAACCATTCGTGCGTTTGCTGAACAAATTCAGCAGGAGAATAACCTATGAAAACCAAAGAAATTAACTTTCAAGTTAAAAATTTATCAGAAAATGGAACGTTTCAAGGATACGGTTCTATTTTTGATAATATTGATAGTTATGGTGAAGTTGTAAAAAATGGTGCATTTTCACAAAGCTTAAAAAAACATCAGGAAAAAGGAACGAATGTTGTCATGCTTTGGCAACACAACAGAGAAGAGCCGATTGGTGTTTGGAGCGAACTTCAAGAAGATCAAAAAGGCTTAATTGGTAAAGGTCATATAAATCTTGATGTTCAAAAAGGGCGTGAAGCTTATTCCTTAATGAAACAAGGCGCATTAACGGGTCTATCGATAGGTTATCAAGAACTCAAAGCCCATAATGATAATAATGTTCGTTTACTAACAGAACTTGATCTTTATGAAATATCTCCTGTCACTTTTGCGGCAAACAGTGAAGCACGCATTGAAAGTTTAAAATCAAAAAGATTTGAAGATTTCGCGCAAAATTTGCGTGATGGCAAACCAATGCCAATAAAAGATTTTGAGGATATCTTGCGTGAGGCAGGAATTCCAAAAAGCATGGCCACACAAATTGCCTCTGTTGGCTATGCAAAAGCTATTCGGAGCGAGTCTGATAGCAATAAGGCAAATGAAGCGACTGCGTTTTTAAACGCACTATGTGTCGATTAACATTTCAAATTTAAGGATTCGCAAAATGACGGATATTGAAACAAAAAGTGCAGAAACACTTGCACGTGAAGTCAAAGAAAGCTTTGATAAAAAACTTGATGCTGTCAAAGAGATTGCAGAAAAAGCAATTTACAGTGTTGAAGGTTTAACAAAGTCAGAAAAGGAAAAAGCTGATGAACAGCTTACTTTGATGAATGAGGCAAAATCGCGTTTAGATGAGATTGAGCAAAAATTGGCACGTTCACCTTCTCAAGAAATGTCTCAAAAAAGTTTAGGTGAACAGTTTGTTGAGAATGAAGAATTTAAAGCAATGGCAGCATCACCGAATATGAAATCAACATATTCTATGTCTGTTAAAGCTGATATTACAAGCGTTAATGATGGTAATGCTGGGTCTGCTGGTGCTGCAATCGCACCTAATCGATTATCAGGTATTCAAACGCTTCCACAACAGCGTTTGACCATCAGAAATCTTTTGTCAGCAGGACGCACAAATTCTCCTCTTATTCAATATGTTCAAGAAACTGGTTTTACCAATTCTACAGCACCTGTCAAAGAGGGTGAGCTAAAACCACAATCTGATATAAAACTTGCTGATAAAGACGTTGGAACGAAAGTTATCGCGCATTGGATGCGTGCTACAAAACAGATTTTGTCTGATTTTCCACAACTTCGATCTTTTATAGATGAACGCTTGATTTATGGTTTAAAGCTCGTTGAAGAAAAACAGCTTTTAAATGGTGATGGCACGGGCGAAAACCTTCATGGTATCATTCCGCAAGCAACTCAATATAACGCGCCACAAGGATTAACATCACCGACACCTGTAACAGGTATTGATGTTTTGCGTATTGCCATGCTTCAAGCAGCACTTGCAGAATATCCAGCAACTGGTCATGTTCTTAACCCAATCGATTGGACGAGTATTGAACTCTTAAAGGATACGCAAGGTCGCTATATTATTGGCAATCCACAAGGCACGTTAAATCCAACATTGTGGAGTTTGCCAGTTGTGACGACACAAGCCATTGAGGTCAATAAGTTTTTGACGGGTGCTTTTGCACTTGGAGCGCAAATTTTTGATCAATGGAATAGTCGTATTGAGGTTGGTTTCCAAAATGATGACTTTACAAGAAACAAAGTAACAATTTTGGGGGAAGAACGGCTTGCTCTTGCGGTTTATCGACCAGAAGCATTTGTTTATGGTTCTATTACACCAACACAAAGTGAAGCGTCCAGTATAAATAAAAAATCCTAATAGTGATTAAAGGGGGCTTTTAGCTCCCTTTTTTAAATTTTATGAAATCTATCTTAAAATCAAAAGGAAATACTATGCTTTTGCCCGTGATTTTAGAAAAGCCTACAACTTTAGCGGTTTCTCTTGAAGACACAAAAAAGCATCTTGATGTTTTTGGTTTTAATGATGATGACAACCAAATTACGGATATTATACAAGCTGCGACACAAAATTTAGAAAAAACACTGAATCTTACTTTAAATAAAACCAAGTTTTTTCAATATTTCAAGACATTCGAAAATGTTTTAAGATTATCTATTTTTCCAATTATCAACATTGAAAAAATAACGTATCGAAACGAAAATAACGAAGAACAAACACTTGATAAGAACAGTTATCAACTCATCGAAACGATTAATGGAAGTTATGTTTGTGTAAAAGGACATCGTCCAAAGACAAACAATGAAATCGATGCCATTAAAATCTTTTTTTACGGTGGTTATGAAGGTGATGATATTCCACCATCATTAAAAGCAGCAATGCTGCTTCACATTGGTTCCCTTTACGAACATCGAGAAGATTTATCAAACACAAAACCAATATCAACAGATGCTTACAACGCACTGATATGGCCTTATCGGAGACCTAAAGTATGAGGCTTCATGAAGATTTTGGTTTTTTTAAACGAGAAAAAATTGATGATGGTATGGGCAATTTTTATGGCAAATGGGTCATGAAGTTTAGGACAAAAGCAGCCATTACATATCGCCAAGGCAGTGAGACGGTACAAGCTTCACGTTTAGAGGGCAAACAGCCAGCTTTTTTAAGTATAAGGCGCTTTTCATCAGCCGAGGATATTACGACAGATTGGTGTTGTTGCAATATGCGTGACACAGAATTTGATCAAAAAACAGGAAACTTTAAAGGCGCGGTTTATAATATTCGCGCGATTAATTTAGAACCTTCCAATCGTCAATATTATCGACTGACTTTAGAAGGTGGCGTTGCGATAGGATAATAACAATGTGGATTAAAATTATAACTCCTTTTGAATGGCGACCAACGATCAATCAGATTTATAGTTACAAAGTTGGTTATTCTTATAATGTAACGAAATCATGTGCAGAACAAGCCATTAAAGCGCGTGCGGCAAAAGCAATTAAAGCACCAAGCCGCCAACAAAAACACTCTATCAATAAAATTGTTGATCAATAATGAAATCGTTAACGAATGAACTGCAATATAAAATAGTGCAAATATTGCGTAATGATAAAGATGTTCAATCATTTGTTGATAAAAGAATTTTTGATCAAGTACCAGAAGACGCTTCTTTTCCTTATATTTCTATTGGATCATTTGACATTACAACGACACCTTATGATTGTTTTGAAATTGAGGATGTGAGTATTCAAATCGATGTTTGGTCGCGAAGTGTTGGTTTTGTAGAAATGCGCGAAATCTCACATGCTGTACGTCATTGTTTACACAATAAGGATTTTGAATTGCCAAATAATGCGGCAATCCTTTTTATACATCAAATAAGTCGTGAATTGCGCGATCCTGATGGTCTGACTTCACATGCTGCATTAACCTTCAATGCAGTGGTTCAAATCAGATAATTTTCTTCTCTACAGTCTTTAAAAAAGCGTGGAGTGCCTATTCTTTGAAACCCTTGGGCAAGGTTTAAATCTTAAAATAAGGAGCCTTTTTCATGGCACAAGCAACCGTAATTAAGGGAGGCAAGGTACGTGTATTCATTGGAAATACAGCAAATCCAATTGTTTATAGCAATCCTTGTGGCTTCACTTCACGTTCCGTTTCAACGACAAAAGGTTTGGAAGAGGTCAATATTCCAGACTGTGATGACCCTGATAAAATTGATTGGGTAGGTCGTGGAGCTACAAGTTTATCCATGTCTGTGACGGGAGAAGGTGTTTTAGCAGAAGAAAGTGCAGAAACATGGCTTAATGCTATTGAAAGCACAGATTCCGTTCCGGTAAAAATTGAATGGGAGTTTCCTGCAAAAACAATTACATGGACTGGTAAAATGCAGGCAGAAACATTTGAAATTACTGCTGCCAATGGACAAGTTGTTACATCCAATGTTTCCCTTCAATCAGATGGTGAAATGGTAAGAGTGGTTACCCCTGTAAACGGTGGTGGCGGCTCTGGAGAAACGGAATAAAATACATAAAATGGCGAATAGAAGCGGCAAAACTATTCTTAATTTTGGTGAAAATCGATATGTCTTTAAAATTGGTTATGGTCAAATAAAAGACATTCAAGATAGTGTTGATGCTGGCCCATTTTTTATCTTAGATAGTTTTTTAAACGGTGAATATAGGATAGATTATATCCGTGAAGTTATTCGTTACGGATTGGTCGGTGGTGGCATTCATGAAATTGAAGCTTTAAAAATAGTTGAATGTTATGTGGAAGATATCGACAATTATTCTTTGCATAATAATGCTCTTATTGCCTCTGTTATTCTTTCTTCTGCCATACAAGGCGCACCAGAAGAGGATAAATCTATAAAAAGAAATGCAAGGGGCGATGGTTCTAATGAACCGCCCCTTTCAAATGGTAAAATACGATTTTCAAGCGTTTATGGCGCTGGTGCTGTTATTGGATTTACACCAATGCAGATTGATCAAATGTCAATTTGGGAATTTAATGCAGCCATTGAAGGTTATATTGCAGCCAATTCTGCGAGTGATAAAAGTGGAACAAAGCTTACCGCGGAAGAGGCAGAAGAACTTGCAGCGGATATATTGGCAATTAGTTAGTTTTTATTAATAATTTTAAAAGCCTAATTCATTTGTAAATTTGTACCGCGCCACATGTCTTCTTCTGGAAGATATTTCATTAAAATAGTATAACTTGATTGAATACGCCCTCCAAAACTATTTGTTGCTGAAACATATCCAAAAACAGAGAATTGACAATTTTTTCTTTTGTCAACATGATAATTATTTGGAAATTTAGCGGAGCTTGGGTCTTTTAAAGAACGTTTTACAAAGGCCTTAGACTTTATGTATGCGAAATCCTTATCATTGCACCATTTATCAGCTCTTTTTTTAAGCATATTTTCCTTTTCTTCTTTTGCTTTTTTTACAAGAAAGACTTCTCTTTTTTCATTCGTCCAATCATCTGCATTAATTATTCCAGCTTCTTTGGCGTTTCTTTTATCCGAAGCGTTTAAAAAACCTTCTGAAATAGCAGTTTTATCTGCTTCGCGACTACCCATTATCGCCATAACAAAACCAGCAATGATAAATATAAAAAAAAGCTTTCTATGACCTTTAATAAAAAGAAAGACAATTGCCAAAAGGCAGCAAATAAAAAAAGCAAATATATAGTAAATTTCCATAAAAAATCCTAATCTTTTAATTATAGAGTGATAAAGAAGTATGTCCAAAGAAATGTCAATAATAGAAAGCTTTGGAGATAAAGACTATATCTTCAAACTGAATTATAAAACGATGATAATCGTCCAAAATGAAATTGATGCTGGTCCATTGGTTATTTTAAAATCTATTCTCAATGGCACTTTTAAAGTTGAACATATTTCAACAATTTTACAATGGGCGCTTGTCGGTGGCGGTCTTACAGCAAATGAAGCTTTAAAACTTGTTAAAATATACGTTCAAGATATGCCGATTAATGATAATCTTGAATTGGCGATGAAAATTATGTCAGCCGCTATTTATGGGCGTGAAGAAAATAGCAAATCCAATGAAAAGTCTTGATTATGCGTTATGTTATTGGATTGGAAAACATAGAAAAACGTCTTGAATTAATAAAAAAAGCGGCAAAAGAGAAAACAGCCCCTGTTATATTAGAAAGTGCCAATAAGATTGCCGACGATGCAAGATCACTCGTTCCAAATGATACAGGAAATTTAAAAGACAGTATACGTGTTGAACATGGTGATACACCTTTACAATATTTCGTGAAGGCTGGTGGTGAAGCCACAACACGACAAATTAGAAATGGTACAGATGCCACTTATGATTATGCTGCGGCCGTTGAATATGGAACCACAAAAAATGACGCTCAACCTTTTTTTTGGCCAGCCTACCGTCTGAATAAAAAGAAAGTCAGAGCGCGCATAAGAAGAAAAATATCAACTGAAATTCGGAAGGCATGGAAAAATGTCACAGACTGATGATGCAAGATTAGCGGTTTTGCTTGAAGCGCGTCTTAATGATTTTGAACGTTCTTTAAATCGTGCGCAAAAGACATTTGCTAGTCGTGCATCTTCGATGGAGAAAACAGCAGAACGTACAAGAAAAAAGATAGAAGGCACGTTTTCTGGTCTAGGAAATAATTTATTATCCACTGTATCAAGATTTGCGTTACCTATTATTGGCATCGGTTCTATCGCTGGACTTACAAAATATGCAGATACTTGGAGTGATTTAAACGCGCGACTTGCAAATAGTACAGGTTCAACAGAAGCGGCTGCAGCAACAATGCAACGTTTAAGTGATGTTGCTGATCGCACCTATTCAAGTCTTGAAACAACTGTCAATAGTTTCATTGAAAATTCACGCGCTTTAAAAGATTTAGGACTTAATACAAAGCAACAGCTTGATTATACGGAAGCTTTAAATAACGCGCTTGTTGTTAGTGCGGCAAGAGGTGAACGAGCAAGAGCCGTACAAAACGCACTTTCAAAAGCAATGGCGGCAGGACGTCTATCAGGTCAAAATTTAAATACTGTGATACAATCTGGCGGTCGTGTTGCAGAAGTCCTTGCAGATGAAATGGGGGTAACAGTTTCTCAACTTGCTGTATTAGGTCGGCAAGGAAAAATTACTGGCGACGTTATTTTTTCTGCACTGATAAAAAACATGGCAAAGTTGAGGGAAGAAGCTGAAAATATGCCTTCAACCATTGAGGATGGCTTCCAAAGACTTGGAAATGCACTGTTAAAATTTGTTGGTAGTCTTGATCAAGCAACAGGTATTACGGGTGCTGTTGCAAATGGGCTTATCTTTATTAGTGAAAATATGGGCGCTATTGCGACGGGGGCGGCCGCTGCCGCTGTTGTTTTATTAAGTACGAATACAGCCTATATTTCAAGTCTTAAAAGAGTTATTGCAACTCAAGTCGCCGCTATTGCTACTAATCCCTATCTCTTAATTGCCGCAGCAATAGGCACAGCTGTTACGGCTTTGGTTGCTTTTTCAGATGAAATTAAACCTATAAAAGGTGAAATGGGAACATTAAGCGATTATTCAGCAGTGATTTGGGATGACATTAAAACACAAGTTGGTGAGGCGTGGAAAGTTATTTCAGATTTGACACATAAATTAATAGATATGATTACACAAGGTTTAGAAGGAATGGGACTTTCTTGGGAAGATGTTATGAAAGGTATTAAAAAATATTATAATACAATAATCGGTTTATTTCTTGGAATGGCCAAGGGATTTATAACAACATTTACAAAACTTCCTCAAGCGATAGCTGATGGTGTTATCTCATCAATGAACCGCATGATACAGTTGGTTGAAGATGGTTTAAATTCAATTATTCGCGCGACCAATAAAGCCATAAGTGCAATTAACAATATATCTGGTGTTGTTGGTGTGGAAGTTGGGGTAATTGCCGAAATAAACTTACAAAAATTAGAAAATCGATTTGCAGGTGCAGGGAGAAGAGCTGCGGAAGCCTATCAAGATGCTTTTAATCAACTTAACCGTGATTTTATTGGTGACTCTGATTGGATAGATCATACTAGAAGAAGAGCAAATGAAAGGGCAGAAGCAAGAAATAAAAAATTAGAAGAGGAACAAGCCAAGGCTTCCCTATCTAAAAATTCATCTGGTGGTCAATCGACTATAAGTGATTTAGACAAAGAGATTGCAAAAATCAAAGAACACACAAAAGCTTTGCAAGATCAAGCTAAAATACAGGCGCAAATTGACCCATTAGCAAATGACTATGAATATACATTAACCAAGCTTACAACCATACAACAACTTTATAATGCAGCAACCAAAGCAGGCTTAACAGTAACGCCAGAAATGGCACAAAGCTTTGAGGTTTTAGCAGAAAAAGCAGCTCAAGCTGAAGTGGAAGTTAATAAGATTAAAGCAGCTCAAGATGAGCTTGTTAAAAAAATAGCCGAAGTCAAAGATATTTCACGAGATATGACAAGAACATTTATTGATGGAATGATTGACGGTAAATCGGCTACAGAAGCTTTGGGTGATGCTGTTTTAAGACTTGGACAACGATTGCTTGATGCTGGTTTGGATAGTATTTTTGACACCATTTTTCAATCGGCAGGCGGTAGAAAAGGTGGTGGTTTTCTTTCAGGCATTCTGGGCTTTGATAAAGGTGGCTATACTGGTGACGGTGGCAAATATCAACCTGCAGGAATTGTTCATAAGGGTGAAGTCGTTTGGTCGCAAAGCGATGTTAAAAAATGGGGTGGTGCAAGAGCTGTTGATGCGATGCGCCGTGGTTATGCTCATGGAGGAATAGCAGGAATGCCTTCAAGAATGGCTATTCCAAATATTCCGTCACCTTCATTTTTAAGAACAATGAGCCAAGACACACAAAGAGCGATAAAGGTTGATGTAACGCCCTCGCCTTATTTCGATGTCAAGGTAAGTGAAATATCAGATCAACGCATTCGATCAGCCGCACCAACAATTATTAATCAATCTGTGTCGCAATCTGATCGAAAATTTGCACAAAATTATCAAGATTCTTTAGACAGAAGTATTTTATAAAGTTGCGGATTTATTTGATATGATAACATTACCAAAAATTGATTATAGTTTTAGTCATTTTGAAATACAAAGATATGTGTCGCAATCTCAAAGTAATAGCGGACTGATAAATATTTATGAATATTCAGACCCTCGTTGGAAAGTAACTCTGACAACACGACCATTAAGATATTCAGATGGACAAATGATTGATGCTTGGTTCCAATCTTTGCGAGGTGGCGTAAAACCTGTTCTTTTGAGTTCACCGCATTATTGCCAACCGCGCGCACATATTGGCAATAATGGTGCAGAAAAACAAAATGGCACCTTGATTGCAATTGAAAATAAAACCAAACTTACAATTGGGGGTAGCAACTCTTCACTACAACTATCAGCTGGTGATTATGTTTCATTTTCATACAACACTACGCATGCATTAGGAATGGTTTTAGATGCATCAAGAAATAACGCAAATATTATTGTAAATATCGAACCATCTTTACCTGATTATATAAAAACTGGTGCGACAGTTTATTTTGATCGTGCGGAAATTTTAACGCGTCCGATATGGGAAGATTATGAAAAATGGACATGGGAAAATCGGAGTGTTACTTTTAGTTTTATGGAGAGTTGGAAATGAGATCACTTAGCCAACGAACCATAGACTTATTAAACCAAGGAAGAATGAAAGGTGCAGAACTTTTACGATTTGATTTTGCAAGTGGTACTTATGGTTTTTGGACTGGAAAATCAGAATTTGAATATAATGGATTAAATTATTTGCCAGGTGGCATATTGTCTATAAGCTCAATTCCAGGACAATGGGGTTATAATGCTCAAGGACTGACGATTGAGTTGGCATCAAGCCCAAATGATGGCTTAACACCTGAAGTTCTAGCGACGATGGATAATGAAATTTGGCATCAGCGTCCTGTAACTATTTATGAAGCTTTTTTTGATCCCGACAGTTATGAATTACTATTTGTTGAACCTCTTTATCGCGGTCTTTTAGATACATTAGAGTTTCAAGATGGTTCAGAAACAAAACTTATTGCGACATGCGAAAGCCGCGCCTTAGACAATAGCCGTGAAGGCTATAGAATGCGCTCAATGAACGATCAACATCTTATTAATTCTGGTGATAATTTTTATTCTTTTGCAGAGTCGACAGGCAAAACCGTTGTTCCATGGGGGCAAAACAGACAAGCTTAATATGACTTGACTTTCATTACATTGTAAGCTTTTCATAAGAAAATTTTTTTGAGGGAAAATTTCATGCGCCGCATTCTTTTTGGATCTATTGCCAGTTTTCTTATTTCTAGTCCAACATTTGCTGATGAGAATTATTCATGGGCTGGTTTTTATATTGGTGGTCAAGCTGGATGGATGCAAAATGATGTGAAATATAGTCAAAACGCACCTTTTGCCCTCAATATATTAAATGATTACACAGGTGAAAGATATGCAGAATATACACCTCTGCCTATGAATAATGAGAAAAAGAATAGTTTTTCTGGTGGTGTTTATGCTGGATATAATTTTATGCTTAGTAAGCATTTTTTATTAGGAGCAGAGGCCGATATAGCATTATATAATTATAAAAATAATGATAATTTATACATAGATAATATATATCCTTATAATTATAGTCTTAAAAAATTCTATCTTTATGAAGAAAAAGTAAAATTATCACGTTCAGTCTCTTTAAGAGCGCGTATTGGATACGCCTCTAGTCGGTTTTTAACCTTTGCAACTGCTGGTATATCATCAGGAACAGCAGACTATAATATACATATTGACGGCGCTCAAACTTCTAAAGAGGTATATGCGTCAAATAGAAAATCAATGACAGGCTACACTGTTGGTGGTGGTGTAGAATATGCATTAACAGATCATATTCTTTTGCGTTCTGAATACCGTTACACAGACTATGGTCGAAAAGGAATTAAAATTGATGGCGATCAATTTATAACTCCTGCTGAATTTAAAATTGCTCACAAAGCGCACGATGTGCGTCTTGGTATCGCCTATAAGTTTTAAAATAGATTTATCATTAAAAACATAAGAGAGCATTGGCTCTTTTTTTTTTTACAAAGGATATATTATGCGTTTATGGAACCGAGCCGATGGCTGGGCGGTGGCGCTTGGCTGTGTTGTAGAAAAACACAATGAATTGCCTTTTCAATATGGCGTTTCCGATTGTGGTCAATTTGCGGCTGATGCAATTGAAGCAGTTATAGGCAAAGATATATTAAAGCCTTATCGCCTTTACAGAACAAAAATCGGTGCCGCGAGGGTTCTTAGAAAATCAGGCTTTTTAAATCTTGGTGCACTTTTTGCCAAACATTTTAAAGAGGGTAGCCTTTCTCTCGCAATGCGCGGTGATATTGGTGTTGTCGATTATCAAGGCGAATTATGTGCAGGTGTTTTTACAGGTACAGGATTTGCCTGCAAAGGTGAAAATGGCATTATATTTGCTGATTATAGCCAGATAGAACGTGTTTTTGAGGTAGGATAATGGCTTTTATTGCACCTATTATTGGCGCGGTTGCTTCTGCCTTTGCTGGTATCAGTTCTTTTATCGGAAGTCTCGGTTGGGTTGGAAAGCTAGGCATCGGTATTGGCCTGCAACTTATTGGAAATTCCATTAAAAAGAAAAAAAAGAAAGGAACGGTACAAAGACAAGCAGAAATAAGCGGAACACGTTTAAATGTGTCATATGGTGGTGCGCAACAGCGTGAAATCGGTGTTGGTTTATTTGCAACCGCTGGGCAAGAAATTTTCACTTGTGCTTTTGGTGAAGCCAATAAAACTCTTGCAAGAGTTATTCAACTTTCAGATTTTCCAATTACTGGCGTTACTAGAATTTTAATTGAAGATGAATGGTGTTTTTTAAATGGTGATAATCAGTCTGAACGCGGTTATACGATAACAGGAAAATATAACGCTTTTATCCGTGTTAAAATATTTAATGGACTGCAAAATCTTGCCGATAATTATCTTATTCAAAGCTCTGGTGGACAATGGACAAGTGGTCATGTTGGCACAGGTTTAAGTTATGCCATTATTTATATTGATTTTGACCAAAATGAAATGACCAATCCGCCTCAAATGCTTTTTGAGTGCCAAGGGCGGTGTTATGATCCAAGGTTTGATAGCACATATGGCGGTAATGGTTCACAAAGATTTTATGATGTTTCGACATGGCGATATTCTGATAATCCTATTGTGCAAGCATATAATTATGAACGTGGTTTTTATCTCAATAATGAGCTGATTGTTGGCAAAGGGATGCCCGTTTCTGACCTTCCTATCTTAAAATGGGTGGAAGCGATGAATTTATGCGATGAGTTGGTTGCCAATAATGAAAAGCTTTATCGATCGGGTATGATTTTCGTTGCTGGCAATGGTGTCAAACATACTGATAATCTTGAACCTATTATGAATGCCTGTGCTGGCGCCTTAGTAGAGCGTGTGGACGGTGATGTTCCTTTGGTTGGTGTTACACAGCCAATTGTTGCAACACTGACGGATAAAGATTTAATCACACAATCATCTTTAATTTATCGTCCTAAAAGAACACGTTCAGAATTACGCAATACAATAACGGGAAGTTATAACGAGCCAGAAAAAGGATGGGAATCTGTTTCTTATCTCACACAAAGTGATGTCAATGCTATAGCGGCGGATGGAGAAAGGCGCGCAGAGCAGATTGATTTTAGTGCTGTTTTTAATGCTAACCAAGCAGCAAGGCTTGCATTATCAGGATTAAAAGAAAATCGCTATCAAAAAAGTTATACGATGGTTGTCCAACCAAGTTGGATAATATTGGAAATTGGCGATTGGATACGGTTTAATCATCGACGTTATGGTTCTGGAATTTATCGTGTGGTCGGCAGAACATTAGCCGCACATGATGAAAATGGTGCAAGAAATGTGACGCTCAACCTACAAGAGGTTGGCGCTGGAATGTATGATGAAAATGTCATTGTGCCAGAATTACCAACGAATAAACCAGCACCACAGCCAGTATATCAAAACTTTCCAGATCAATTCAGCGTTTTTGCTTCTCAAGCACGTTCCGAAAATGAACAAAGAAAAATCCCTGTTTTTGATCTTTCTTGGCGTATGCCGACCGATGTGACGGTTACAGGTATAAAGATTGAATATTGGCAAACAACCGATCCAATCAATAAGCTTACGCATATTCTTTTAGGTACACAAACAGCTGTTCGGCTTGCAGGTTTTGCACCACTTACAAAATATAGTTTTCGTGCTACGGTTATCCCAGACCCTGCTAGACCAACCTTATGGTCACAAGAAGTGATTGTAGAATCTGCCGATGAAGAATTTGAAATTGATACCGAAGAAATTGCAAATATTGTTTCTGTTGGCAATGAATGGGGATTTGCCAATTTAAATGCAACCCAAGATCGGCTTGATTATCTTGCTTCAATTGTTGCTGATGGCGCGGCTTCTGGTTTTTTAAAAAGTAAAGAAATACGTCGCGACATTAGTGTTCAAATCGAGCAAAATGATGCCTCTTATCGTGAGCAAATCACAGTTGCAATTGATGAAAATAAAGCCCTTGCATCAAGAATTGAAGTGGTTGAGGTCACCGTTAATGAAAATCTCGCACAAGCGTTTCAAGAACTCCGCGCTGAAATTGATGAAGCTGGTAGGGTTACAGCAGAATCTATCACGGCATTAAATACACAGGTTGGTGAACTTTCAAGCAATGTCACAATGCGCGCGCAATCCGTAACAAGTGCAGAAGAAAATTGGGCGAGATTTGTTTTACAATTAAGAACAAGCGATCAAGATGTATGGCGCAATGCATCTTTAATTATGGAAACCAATCAATCAAGAGGTAGGTTTTTCTTTGCTGCTGATGATTTTTATTTCACAAGTCCGAATGGTCGTTATCAACCCGTATCAATCGTTAATGGTGTTTTGCGCTCTAATGCGGCTGATATTGGAACGGTAACGGCAGGTTCTATTAATATCAATAACCGATTTCGGGTCGATAGAAATGGCACGATTGAAATTGTTGGGGCATCGGGCGTTCAACGACTTGTTATCACCAATAGCCGCATTGAAGTTTTTGATAATAATAACCGCTTACGCGTACAATTAGGGATATGGTAATGGCACAAGGTTTGAGAATTTGGGATGAACATGGCAATTTAACCGTTGATTCAGATTTTCGTATGTCGCGAACATTAGGTCAAATTTATATTAATCAAATAAACGATGGAATAATTAATGTTCCTCAATTTAATCAAGGAACACCTTGGTTTTATGCCGTGGTTGATTGGTCAAATATATTTTATGATAATAGCGCAAGTGATCGCCAAGAAAATACCATAACAATATCAAGTGATAATTATAATATTCAATGGATATGGTATCATCCAAGACTAGATAAACGAGGATATTATCGAGCCGCTTGGGTTATTTACGGAGTGTATTAATGGCTGCTGGTGTAAGAATTTTTAATGATGCTAACACTATTCAAATTGATGATAGCTATCAAAATTTAGTTATGATTAAATCAGGTGAATTGATTACCGATTGGAGGGGTATGGCAGAACTTCACATAGAGCATGATGGGCCTTTAATTTTAGCAACAAGTTGTTCTAATGGTTCTTCATGTTCAGTCCAAGACAGAACTGGGCTAACTTGGCATTATTTGATAGGTTCTGCACCTGCAAATGCTTATGTCAAATGGTATGCGTTTTCCAATCCATTAAATCCTCAATTTAATTTTGGTCTTCGTGTATTTGATGCCAATGGTAGAATTACATTTGATTCAAATCAAAAACCTTTGGTTATTTCGTATTTTTTTAGTATAGATACACCTCTGTTAGATCAAATTTCTTTAAATGATATTGATGGTTTGCCTAAAGAAGATGAAGTCGCAAGACCTCAAAATATTTACGTTCCTTTAAGACAAGGTCGAACTTACACAGCTTTTCCTATTAAATATGTTGGTGCTGTTTCTGTCGTTTATCAAAGTAGAACGGCTAGCGGTGGTAAAAAAATATCTTATGATCACTATTGTTATATGCCTTTTACGAGTGTTGGAGGCATAACTTTTGTACCTATTAAAGAGGTGACAAATAGTCCTTCTAGAATACCAGAAATGAGACCATTTTATAGACCTAGAGGAAGTCCATGGCGGGATAGAGTTCAACAATATTGGGTCATTGACGTAACAGGTTATTAATTCATCGAAACATTGCATTTGTCATTCTGCTAATAATCGTATTTGCGGAGAAAGGAAAATTATGTCTGAAAAAATTGATATATCCCACGCTGTTGCCTTTGCAGAAGCCACTGCAGAATCTGACTTTTGGAGAAAACGCGCGCTTATTAACGCCGCCTTACGTGATAAAGCCGAGCAGCAAATAGCAGATATGCAAAAAGAAATTGCTAAGTTGAAAGGCAATAAAAATGACAATAAATGAATGGGTGCCTATGGATACGGATGACTATACTGTTGGTACAGTCACGCTTACCGCAGGGTCATCTGATATTGTTTTTAATAATGCTTTTAATGGTGCAGAAGCTTCATTTTATGCAGGCGACAGTATTTATATACCAACGGTAGGAAAATGGCTTTTATTGGCTTCAATAGGCAGTCGAACAATAGGCACATTGCTTTATCCATGCCCTTCAGACTGCGCAGGAACATTTAACCTTCGTTTGCGACCACTTGCGCGTAATGCAAGACAAGCAGGATTGGCGACTTTGGTCTTGCGCAATTTGCAAACGGGAAACTTACCAAGCCTTGCTGATGTAAAAGCTGAAAAAGGGCAAATTTTACAGGCAGGAGAGGTTCAAGGCGAATGGAATGCGGTTAATTTTGATGTTTTAACATATATGAAAAAAGAAATCTATGATCCGAATGAAGTCGCATCCGATGCATTTTCAATGGGTAATATGGTTGAAACAGACACAGCAAAAATTTTAAGCTCTAGCGAAAGAGAAATTTTAAACAATTTAGAACAAACATTAAATCGTTTACGCATACCAGTTGGTCTTGAATCTTATATAGATTCTGAACTTCCACCAGATGGTTGGTTGGCGGCTAATGGGAATAGATATAATATATCCGCTTATCCTGATCTCGCAAAATTTTGTGGTGTAAAATACGGTGGAGATGGAATAACAACCTTCGCAGTGCCAGACCGTCGTGGTCTTTTTATACGTGGGTGGGATAATGGAAGAGGCATTGATACAGGTCGTCAGTTGGGTAGTGATCAAGGTGATGCAATAAGAAACATTACTGGTTCGGTTAATGATGATTCTATGGGGTATTTAGGACGAGGGTCAGGTGCCATTAACTCTCATAATAAAGCAAATACAAGTCCAGGTGGTACTTGGTCAACATCGGGTCGTCAATTTGGTTTTTCATTTGATGCATCACGCGTAGTACCAACAGCGCCTGAAAATCGTCCGCGTAACGTTGCTCTTCTTCCAATCATTAAATATTGAGGTTTATTATGTCGGCATGGTTTAGAAAACCTAACATTACGTATCCTAGCATTTATCACTATCATTATGAAACGAAAGAATATTTAGGTAAGGGTCATGCTGACCCATCTCCACTCGAAGAAGGAATATTTTCTGATCCTGCTTATTCGACGCGCAGAAAACCGCCTAAAAAAGAGAATAATAAAACACCAATTTGGCAAAATAACAATTGGATTTTAATTGACGATTGTCGTGATGAAATATGGTTTGATAATGAAGGCAATGAAATTACGATTGATTTCATTGGCAACCCATCAGAAAAAGGCTTAGCCCCAAATAAGCCAGAGCCATCAAAACCAGATATGAAAGAGTTTAAATCTCATATTAAACAATTTATTGATCAGAATGCTGAACAAGAACGTCTTAAATATATCACCAATGGTGTTGGCCAGTCGATGACTTATCAAGAAAAAGTTGCACAAGCTGAAAATTATTCTGGCCAATACACCGCTTATCTTGCCAATCCAGATAAAAACACCAAACCCAATGAAGCAGAATATCCACTTTTAAAAGCAAGTCTTGGCATTGACGGTGACACACTCTTAGAAGTGGCAGAAACTGTTACCTTTGCTTATACACAATGGCAATATGTCGGCGCTGAAATTGAGAAAACAAGATTGCAAGCAAAACAAGCTATTGATGAAGCAAAAACCATTCAAGCGGCTCAAGCCGTTTATGACGCAATCAAATGGCCGAATGTTTAAATAACAAAATATAGTAAAAAATACACCGCCCCAAAGGCGGTTTTTTTTATGCCCGAAAGGAAAACCAATGACACGTAAAATCAATCAAACAGGTCTTGACCATATCAAACAATGGGAAGGCTTGCGTTTAAACGCCTATCGCGATGTCGCAGGTGTTTGGACAATTGGTTATGGACACACAGCCGCTGCTGGTGAACCAAAACCAAAAGCTGGCATGAAGATGAGTGAAAAAGAAGCAGAAACTATTTTGATCCAAGATTTGACACAATATGAGCAAACAGTCGAAAATGCTGTCACTGTAACACTCAACGATCATCAATTTGCCACTCTTGTTTCCTTTACCTATAATGTTGGTATCGGTGCTTTTAGGCGCTCAACATTGTTGAAAAAACTCAATAAAGGCGACTATGATGCTGTGCCTTCAGAATTGATGAAATGGGTCAATGCTGGCGGGCGTAAAATTAAAGGCTTGGTGAATCGTCGTCGTGCAGAAGGCGCATTATGGATTAAGGGCGATTTTGTCTCTTCCAATTATATCACGCCAGAAACGGATCAAAGCCATGTAGTTTTAAAACCAGAAGTGGTTGCTCCTCTTCTTGGTGCGGCGTCTGGATTAACGGGTTTTGCAACAGGGCATGGTCCATTCCAATGGGCACTTGCTGGCGTTATGGTCATCGGCGCATGTGTTGGTGTTTTCCATTTTGTCAAACGTATGAAAAATGCAACGCAATAGACGTGAGTATATTTTATGATGCGCTCTATCCGTTTGAGACTCATTGCTCTCATAGCAATGTGTTTTTTTTGATCGCCGCTTTTTTAAGTGGCTTTTTTTATGGCCGCCTATCAGCACAAAAAGCAAGCTTACAACAAGCTGTTGAAGCCTTTCGAAAAAGGGAAACGATTGACCATGAAATATCCAATCTTAATGCTGTTGATTTGTGCATTGCCCTTGGCGGCATGTCAGACCAATGTACCGCCGTCTTGCAGCGGTTGGAAAAAACCACCGAAAATCAATAATCCTGCGTATCTCGCCAATCATGAAACGGAAATATCACGTTGGATACTGGCAACAGACCGCTTCGGCCAAAAACAAAAATGCTGGAAATAAAATAATGCCGAATAAAAGCTTACCACCTGATTGGTTTACCTATATTGTTTATACACTTATAACGGCTCTTGCTGGTGTCTTTGGGGCTTTTGTCATGCAAATCAACGCACCAACACGAAAATGGACACAGCGCATTACAGAATGGATTGGTGGCGCGTTATGCGCGGTTTATGGTGCAGAACTTGTTGCACAAGCCTTGCATCATATGCTTATAAAATATGATTTTATTCATCCTGACCATATTGTGCCTGAAAAGATTATTGGCTTAGCTGGCTTTTTATGTGGTGCTGTTGGTGTGGCTTTAATCGATGGATTTATACAAATTATTAAAAAATATAGTGATCACAATTCATCTCCACCATCTTGATATAAAATAATTACTTCCATTTTTTCAGGTGGTTTTGAACCATTTAACATCATATCTATACAAGCAGATGCTGGTCCGCTAATTTTTGTATGCCCGTTTTCCCACAATCTTATTGATTGACCGGGCGTTTTTCCTTGTAAACGAATAGCACGACCAAGTTCCGATTGTCTTAATGGTCTATTTAACCCCAC